CAAATACATTTTGGTTATTCCCAGTCTCTCCACGAACTCCTGTATCAGTTATCCCGTCAATATTTATATTCTCAAAGCGACAGAAGGCCATATCCTCAAAGTGAAGGCCATATTGTGCATTGGCAACGCCACGGATGGTCAAATTGCAAATCTCAATATTTCTCTGAATGCTAGTTAGTCCAATGGGAATGCAAGGCGCGGACGATGCCAATGAAAAACTCAGGATTGTGGTTTCCTTGCCAGCCCCCGCAAGAATAATACTGGGATAGTCGGTATTCAACGGGAATGTTAATGATGATGTGATTCTATATGTTCCCGGAGGAATAGCAACGATACCACCATTCTCTGCCATATTGATGGCAAGTTGAATGGCGGCTGTATCATCGGCGGCCCCATCGCCAATGGCCCCATAATCGGTAACATTATAGAAAAATGATCTTGTCATATTCCCTATTTCTTGATATTCAACATTGAATGTAAATTCCCATCCAACCCACGCAATACCATCATGCTCAATGTCTGTCCTATATTTTGCACTAGATAATTCTAGCAACAGAACTCTTGGCAAATCCCTTGATATTTCTGCGATAGTATTTCTGTCTTGAAACTTGTTTCTCCACCGTTCCCCAAATGGGATTGCCAAAGACTCTATCTTTGATAATTTCCCGCCGTATGCTTCTCTTGGGCAGACAAGCAAATAACTCGTGATTTCCGCAAAGTTTTTCCACTCATTGTTGAATGCTATTTGGCGACATAGGAAATGCGGCGATAGATGCAAAACTCCCGGAACATTTGGCTTACCGCCCGGATTCTGTGCCCCGAGATATGAGTAGTTGACACCCTGAATGCTTCTCTCGTGTGTCGCTATTTTATCAATGATGTCTATTTCACTGAATGACATATATATGAATTACACAAAGAACTTATCCATCGCATGAATATCTTGTCAGATTGTAGCCATCTTAGCAACCTCGCTAGATGTAGCCGCACGATTGAGACAGAGCCAATGCATCAATGGGCCATCCCAGACAAGCGTGGGCGTAGTGATATTTGCACCGATAAGAGTCTGAGTAGCCGACAATGCCCCTGCCCAAGTGGCAAGTGTGGCAGACGTTCCTATAGAAGCACCATTGATATAGGCAGCAACAATATCTCCCGACACACTCCAAGTAATTGCAGTATGTAGCCAAGTCGTAACCGCAAAACTGGTTGTGGTGATTTGTTCTGAAACATTGTTGGCTTTGTAAATAAGGCTAAGTTGATTATTGGTCGCCGTTTTTTCAATCAAAATAAGATTTTGAAGGTCAGTGCGAAGTTGCATTGCAAAATGACGCAACCCATCTGTCCATATTCCCGCTGCTGATACTCTTAGCCATCCGCCCATTGTCCCCTCGGACGGATTGAACGCCGTTCTGAATCCCGCTGGCGGCTGCATGAAGTCATTTGCGCCGTCATACAGTGGGCAGGTCAGACCATCCCCGATACCTTCTTGTCCCAATGTTACGCCAGTATAGACTCCATTGTATCCATTGCCAGAATAATCCACTGCGACTGTTCCCGCCTCTTCGCTTCCGGGCCAATAGCCAATAAGCGAAGTTCCGAACATGGAAATGATTTTCTGGAGATGTGATTGGCGTGCAACGCCACCCCCAACGGATAGTTGTGATATTCCTCGCCTGATACGCCACTCCTCACGGAATTGTCCGATTGGCATTAGTTCAATCCACCACTACTAATACAGCGGCACTCTACGCCAGCAAACCCAGTTGTAACTTGCGTTGAATGCGCTCGGCGCGTCTGTCCCATTCGCCCGCGCCACAACCAATAGACTTGCATTGCCGACTCTCTGTGGCGGCAAGTCAATTGTGCTGAGACTTGGATATATCTTGTAGCCTAGAGTCTGTGATACCTGCCCAGTTGGGCCAAGAAAAAACTCATTGGCACTGGCGCTAACTTGAATATGAACCACATCGTCATTATTCAGTAGCGATAGACCAGAGTATGTTCCGAAAAACGTCTGCACAGCACTTGAATTCGTGGCGTTTATACTTGCACTATAGAACTCGTATCGGGTGTCTCCATAACTCATCGTAAGACTCCTTACATTGCCAATTTCTTGTGAAAGATTATGGCAAAACATTTACACTGCATTATACAAATTTGACTAATGCCTCGTTCTCCAGTTGCGAGATTGATGTCCAAGTTGTTCTCTCCAACGCAATCTCCTCAAAACAACTACCGTTCCAAGATTCGGCGCGGCGGGGAATATAATATCTACAACTTCCCATCCCTCATCGCTATCAATTGAATCTGGGAATATTGTCTGTATAATTTGTTGTAGTCCGCCCCACGCCTCATCACTCCCAAAACTTGACGGAGTGATAATATAAATGACATTGGGGGATGGGAACCCCTCATTTGTCCCGATTGAACTTGGGAAGATAATATAGTTGACATTGGGTACTCCCCAAGCCTCGTTGCTCCCCGTTGTGTCTGGGAAGACAGTGTAGTTGAGTTGCGGGCTTCCGAATGCCTCATTGCTCCCAATAGAATTTGCAAGGAGAATGAAGTTGACTAATGGACTCGGCCATCCCTCATCACCGCCCCAACTATCGGGAGAGATAGTCTGTGCGCCTGCACCCGCAACAGTCAAACTCCCCCATGCCTCATCGCTCCCAAATGAATTTGGGAAGACGATGAAGTTTACTTGATGTGTTCCCCACGCCTCATTGCTACCGAATGAGCTTGGGGAAATAATCTGTATGACACTTGGCTGTGACCATCCCTCATCGCTCCCAACCGAACTTGGGAGTATGTAGAACATCAGGGTTGATGTTCCGAATGCCTCATTACTGCCAATAGAACTTGGCAGGAGAATGAAGTTGACTTGTGGACTTTGCCAACCCTCATCGCTTCCAAAACTTCCGGGAGCGATGATATGTGCAATTATTAATGTGCCAAACGCCTCATTACTCCCAACCGAACTTGGGAAGAGGGTGAAATTTAACTGACTTGTTCCCCATGCCTCATCACTCCCAATGCTACTGGGGGATATTGTTTGATCGCCAGTTGGTGCAACGGGTACAACAGCATTGACATCTCGGTGTACCTGCCGTGGCGATAGTGGGCGATAGACCCAACGAGGCATGTCATGTCATCTCACGATAAATAATGTGTCCACTCCACGTATTAGCAGCAGGCGAGGCCGTAAATTGGAATGTGTAGAAATTCGTTGGCGCGAGAACTGGCCTCTCCTCTGGAACCGGCACATAAAGCAATCCATTCAGAACATTGAAGTTCCAGCGCATAATAGATGCACCAAAAGACCCAGTGCCGGTTGCAATCCCAATGGCATTTGTAATAGATGTCCCTGCCAGCAATGTTCCCGGATCATTTGGATTCAGTGGGACTCTCTCTGCAACATTCGGCAGTGTAGAGTTAGTTGTCCTACGGGTCAGTTCAAGCGTTTCCATCTGGGAGGTTGTGCTATCCTCCTCCCCAATCTCTACGCGGAGGAGTTCAATAGCCGTGGCGGATGGAGTGGCTATTTGAATCCACGGCGTTAGCCCAATCCCAGAAGCGCTTTTGACAATATAAGAGTATGTTCTTCCAGTTGCCATATTTGCCTACATTCTTGCAATGGTTGAGTAACTTGTTTTAAGAATACGAGATGCAGGAACGGGCGGGAATGTACTTGTTCCAGCAACCGTCCATGTGGCTATTAGGTCAGCCGCATTCGCCGCGTTATCTGTATAATCAGCCCAGTTCCACCAGGCCGAAACTGCCGCACTCCCATTTATGCATGTTACCCCGATGTCGCCCGAAAATCCTGCCCGATTGACAACAATCTGCATAGGCGTTACAAGTGATGGGCTAGTATGTGTGGTGGCATCTGCCCAACTATTGTCACTAACTGGACTTCCCGTGCGCGCATGATGGGCACTAATGCGGTGAACATCGGCATTGAGAAAGTCTGTCGGCGTATCTATATTGAAAAAGTCCCATGCCAAAGTGTGTCCAGCATCAAAATCTGTTGACTGTTGCACGAGTGTAACAGTGGACGTGTTAATGGTTGCGCCTTGCGGAATGGCCGTCGAGCGCCAAATCCAACCACCATCCATGTTATTAATGGGTGTAGCCAAGTCACAGCCAATGTAGAAAGTTCCAAACGTTGCTTGAGACGGAAGAACCATCTCATCGTTATCCTCATTTGTAGAGCCACTCGCCCCGTCCTCGTTAGTCTCTGCAACCGTGAAAGTCGGGTCAAACACAATCGGCCCGGCGACCATTGAATTTAGGTCTGGTACGAGCGCACCGACAAGCAGATATGTATTACCGTCTGGGTCGCGCCAGACACGCTTGCGAAGCGTGCGCCAATCGCGGACATTGGTATGCAGGCCGATTGTATAGGCTTGGCTGTAAGCCTGTGAAATCGGCAAGAATCCGAGCAACCGATTTAGCGAGTCTTCAATGCGGATGGATGTGCCATCGGAGTCATCAAAATCGCCAGTGATGTCTTGTTGAATTGCGCCCTTGACCCAACGCGAGATGTCGCTTGCGTCAAGTCTGAAAACAAATCCAAAGTATGTCTCATTAGCAGGCGTTGAGGGTGGTGCATTGGCAACAATCCACTCCCGCGCTGCCTGACTGACAACAATCTCCTCTTTCATGTCACGCCCCGCGATACGCCAACGGATGTCAATGGGGCGCGTCGTTCCCCCTCCCAATGCCCAAATGCGATTCCATGTTGCCAATGCCGATAGTGGATATACGATTTGTGTTCCACTTGGGCCTATAGTTTTAGTTTGAGAAACCTGCGTTAGTCGTCCGCCTGTCCGCACATAGGCGGGCAATCCGCCAATATCCTGCCAATCGCGTGTCGGCCAATGTAGATAGCCAACACGAGTCAAGCGTGAGCGCAACCAATTCTGCCCACGTCGTCCACCAAACCCAACTACACCATCCAACCCCGCCAGCACGCCACTTCCGGGAATACCGAGTGCATAATGCCATCCATTTTGCGTAACAAGCCATCCATCAAGTTGTGCATTGTTTATACGTGTTGGCAATGCCGCAATCTCGCCATCATATATTCCAGAATCAAGCGCGGTTTCATAATGCAGGCGCGCAATGCTGGCATGTGTGTGAAATAGTCCTGTTGCATCATCGCGCCATGTCTTTGAACCTCTCCCCCGAAGAGTCTGTTGTTCAACCCACGCCATGACTATCGCCTATCAAAATACACCACGACTTGTTTCCACAACTTCTTTATTTGCCCCCCCATGCCAATTACTGCCTCATCAGATTCAATGGACTCTGCCTCAACGATGATGGGCGCGGGGAGAGTGGGCGCTACGGCGTTTTCTATGGCCGCCTTAGCCTCTGCAATCCTTCGTTCTGCATCTGCTTCCACACTTCTTCGGTTACGCCACTGTTGAACAACTTTTATTTGGCCCTTCGTGGCGTAGAATTGGTCATACAATTTCGCAGAATACAGATTCAATTCCTCAAGCGTCATTTCCTCAATGGGTTTATCCATATCAATTCCCTTCTCTTAGAGCATGAAAATTCTGCTTGCCCCTGCCGACCATTGAACCGTGATGTCACCACCGTTGGGCGAGGCCGGAATCCCGGTTGCCGTGTCAATCCACCCAATGAGCCTAGCTGTGCTTGGTGATCCAGTGTCCTGATAGATAACAATAGCACCAATGGCTGAGTTGGCTACAGCAGATACGGCAGATGCAGTATGGTCGTCAGCATCAGCGACTCCAGATGCAACGGTCTTGCCACCCAATGCAGTTTCCGACATCCGTATTCTTGCGGAGTCTGGAATCTGAGTCAGGAATGTAATGTCAGTTACCGCATTATATCCGTTAGTGCCCCCAGCCCCTCTTGAGATGAAGACAAGTCTTATCGTGTCCGTATCCCAATCCAGAGTCCCGTCCAAGAAACCTTGTCTACCCGACATAAATAAGGTATTTGCCATTGACTTTTACCTCGCTAGATGGTACAATAGACTTTATGAAAAAGAAAAGATGCGCTGGAATCTGCAAAATGGATTTGCCACTTTCTGAATTCCACAAGAACAGGGCAAGACATGATGGGCTTGATACTCGTTGTAAGTCCTGTAGTAGAAAACGTCGAGTTATTGTTTACCATCAGAATCCGGAGAAAGAAAAAAAGAAATCTGATGATTACCGTCGTTCCCATCTTGAACAATATCGCAAGTATTCTAGGAAAAGATACAAAACAGATAAATGGCAAGAGTACATGCGTAAATATGTGGCACAATGGCTTAAGACTGATAAGGGCAAAAAGAGCAATCGGGCCAAGCGCCGTCGCCGTCGTGAAAAAGAATGTTCGGCAAGTGGGCAATGCACAGATATACAACTCCAGGCCCGCATTAATTATTATGGGGGGAGATGCTGGATATGTGAAAAGCCCTATGAAGCTATTGACCATGTAAAACCAATCTCTAAAGGTGGAGCGGGTTATCCTGTAAATCTTCGGCCAATTTGTAGAAGTTGTAATTCAAAGAAGGGTGACACTTGGCCGTTTTCTCCATGATTCATTACTTATTTGTTCCCGCCCACTGAGTCCAAATAGTCCAGTAAAGAGTCGTATTTGTTCCTGCATCGCGGGTAAAATGCAACGTACTCGCGCTTCCGACTCTCATTGGGGGCAAGTCAAATACACTGCCTGCATCAGAGAGTCGCAAGCCAGTACCATTAGTTACCGTTGAATTCCACACCCTTGCATCTGCGCCCGTCGGTACAATCTGGACAAACACTACGTCTTGTTGATTCAGAAGACTCAATCCACCATTCGCGCCGAACAATGAATGCGCTGTGGCGGCACTGGTAGCCGTAGACCCAGATGCGAAAAGTTCAAAGTAGACACCACCGTAAGCCACTCAATTGCCTCTCAATCCAAAAGAAAAGGGCGGGCGGCTTGGGACGCCATACCCGCCCTTTCATTTCCCGTGATTTTTGACTAACCCCGAATTACCCCGGTGCGCCAGTTGAAGAACTTGCCGCAGTCTTCCACACACTCCCAGAAGTGCCATCAGAGTCATTCCAGTACATAGCACTCATACTTCCATCAGAACGCAAGAAGATTGACCCCGGCGATGCAGCATGAGTCGGGATATTCCGGCCTGTACCAACAGTTGGGGCACGAGTCCCATCCGTGATCCTGAAAGTTCCAGCATCGTTGGTAGTAACATTCACATTCATAGATGCGCCAACGGCAAGCAAGATTGCACCACCCGCAACTTGAGTCTGTGAGGCTTGCCCGAAAGTCACGCCACCGCTGAAGTTCAGAAGACCAGAAGCCGCGATATTCGCGCCACTGGGTAGGCTTAGATTCGCACCAGAGGCGATAGTCAACAATCCGCCAGCATCAACATTGATACTTCCACCACTGGCAACAGTTAGAACGCTTGCACCCTGTTCGCGGATAAGACGCCCACTATACGTTGTCATTTGTTTAGTCTCCTATCCGCCTAGCCACCCAACACATCGCTGTAGACCGTGACAGCCTTACGAGTGTCTTGGGTAATCGGGACATTGCGTGCACCCTGCAACATGAAGAGGACTGCCCCTCCACCCTGCGTTGTTCCGTCAAGGTCACGCACCAATCTGTACCAAGTGGCCGAAGAGTCAAGCGTGAACGAGCGCACATAAGTAATGCCTGAACCAGAAGCACCAGACTGGATTTCGGGGAACGATGCACCGAAACCTGCAAATGTGCCATTGCTTGTCCCAGACCGTTGTACGCTGAGGCTGATTCCGCCGTCAATACTTCCCGCAGAAAATATGACGGTTGCGAAATCATACCCAGCGAAGTTCGACGCCCCGGTTGACCCACTTCCGTTGGGCAGGCCGCTAACTGCTGTCCAGATTTTTATTGCTGAACCGTTTAGATTATCCATTTTGTCTCCTACCCACCGAGAACGTCAGAGAAGACAGTCGTATTGCCATTCTGTCCAATTGGGACGTTGCGCCCGTCTTTCAGAACAACCTCGATTGCCGTTGCGCCGGTAGACCCGCCGTTGCTGTTGTTGTACGAGATCATGTACCAGCACGCGCTAGAGTCTAGAGTCCATGAGCGCACACGAGTCCCCTTGAGAACTAGGTTATTGTAGGAAATGGATGCGCCGAAACTAGAGAACGTACCATCGCTTGTCCCACTACGCAACATCTCCACGATAAAGCCAGCAGCACTTGGCGCACTAGAACCAATCACAATCAGTTCGCCAGTTTCAAAACCGGCAAAGTTAGATGCGCCAGTTGACCCAGCGTAGTTGACGTTTGTGGGACTAAGCGCGTTGATATACTGAATTACAGAACCATTGCCACCGCGCATTTTCTTTTACTCCTGGGGGAGGGCTAGAAATAGCCCTCCCCATCGGTTTCGTTAGTTATTTTCCACTATTACGCGGAAATTTGGAGTGCGGCGAATGCCCACGGAGCGATAACCTGTCCACCCAACCGACGCCGAGCAAACAGAGCCACTTGGTTCTGTCCAGTAGTCGTGGTGTCCTCCACACGCTTCACGGTCATACCCACACGGTCAACGATGATATATCCATCCCGCCAACTGCCAAAGATGTCCACATACGCATTGGCCGCGATAGCATCCATGTTCTCGGACTCGAAAGCCGCATATCCGAGAAGACTCTGGGGTTGGCCTGCTGTCAATCCAGCCGCCCAGATATACCGACCATCGCCATCCTTCAACTTGCGAGTATCCCGAAGAGTCGTGCGCGCCAGAACGTGAACAGCATTGGCGCGATACTGTGCGGGCAAGGAGTACACAAGGTCAATGAACCCGTCAGCCGTCACCGCAGAGGCATTACCACTATTCACATCAGTTACGCCGGTAACAGGGGAGTTCTGCGCGCCGTTAGCACGATCACCCAACACACCGTAAGGCCGCCCAGCCCCAGTGCCAGTGAGAAATTGAGCATCCTCATCAACTGCCATCGCCTCAGCAAACAACCCACTCATAATTTCAAGCAGATTGAACGCAGAGTCTTCAAGCAGGTTCTGGGAGAGGTTAGTGCGGGCCATCACCGTATGCACGGGGATTCGCTTCATGCCAAAGGTCGGGTTGGTTTCAGCAACCGAGGCATTGGCAGGGGTTTCGTCAACCCACGTCACACGCACAGCCGAGGTGTAGACATTGTTCCCGCCTTCCAGAGTCGGCCACTCAACGGCATCCCGCGTGGTCGTCACAACACGCGCACGCCCGCGAACCACCGTCACACCCATCAACCGCTTGATGATTTCAGTGCGATAGTCCTCTGGCACAAGGAACCCGCCGAGGTCGTTGGAGGCCTCTTCAAGAGTAGCCTTGATTTCGCCAACAGTGCGCCCAGCATCAATTTCCGCCTTAATCATATCGGGGCGGAGAATGATATTCTTCGCAGAGGCGTGCAATAGCGCCGACTCGGTCGCACTCAGGCGATTCTCGCCAAAGCGAACATACTTCACAAACGCACCCATCTGATCGTGGCGTGCTTGATTGTAGTTGAACTTCGAGCCGTAGAGGTCGCTGATAACCGCTTTCGTGGCTGCATCAGTTTCGCCATACTTGAGGGTCACAAACGATTTCAGACCATCACCCTCGCCCTCGGCATTAGTTCCGTCCTCGAAAGGGGGACGAACAGGCTCTTTCGCCTTCGCCTCAAGTTCTGCGTTCTTCTTCTCAAGGTCTGCAACTTTGGTTTCCTGCGCGGTCTTCTCTTCGTCCGCACGGGCTTCAATTTGCGCCTTGAGGGTTTCGGCTTGCACCTTCAATTTCTTGGCCTCTTCCTGCTTGGCCTTAGCCTCATCGAACTTGCTTTCACCGATGAGTTTTTCCGCATCGTCCAAGAGCGCCTTAATGGATGCGCGGAGAGCTTCGAGTTTTTCCTTCATTTTCTCACTCCCTGATTTAGACTAATTCCATTTCCAGTCTGGTTTGTTCGACTTCCGCTAAGAGTCGGGCTTTCTCGGCCCCTTGACCCACATCGGTGTCTTGGACGCCAAACTTCTTTAACACACACTCAAAGTCGGTACACCCGACTTCTTGATACGCTGTTTTTAGAACATTCACAGATTGCAACCTGTGTTCAGCAGGTGTCACCGTGCCAGTTATCTCAACTACCGGCCAGCGTGCTATCCTTCCGTTGTCCTCAACCCTGCGAGACACTGGGAAGGTTTGCGTTGATGTCTTGAGGCGCTTTTCGGCTATGAGTTTCTTGACGCCACCCTCAACGAGTTTCTTGACATGCTCGGCATAATCTTTGGCCTTTTTCAGTTGAACTTCATACCACAGTCCAACATCATCCTTGACTAATGTATCTACTATGCCAACCACGGTCGTCTTGATAGTCTCATCTAGGCCATGATGATAAAGATATGGCAACTTGCCTACCGCATCAAAGATTGTGGTCAATTCCTCTGTGTCTTTATCAAAAAATTCACCCGTGAGGTCTTTT